CTGCTGTTGGATGAGATTGACCTTGCTTCTAACAAGATTCTGTGTCTCCAATCTATCCTTGAAGGTAAGGGTGTGTTCCTTAAGAAGATCGGTCGTTGGGTCAAACCTGCTGCTGGTTTCAATGTGATCGCCACTGCTAATACCAAAGGTAAGGGTAGTGATGACGGACGCTTTATTGGCACTAATGTCCTCAACGAAGCATTCCTTGAGCGTTTCCCTGTGACCTTTGAGCAGTCCTACCCCGCTCCTGCTACTGAGCAGAAGATTCTGGAAGGCATCGCTCTAGACCTTGGCGTGGAAGACCGTGACTTCTGCAAGCGTCTGACTGACTGGGCAGACATCATCCGCAAGACCTTCTACGATGGTGGTATTGAGGAAATTATCAGCACCCGTCGTCTTGTCCACATTATCCGTGCTTATAGCATCTTCAACGACAAAGCAAAGGCAATCCAAGTGTGCGTGAACCGCTTTGATGACGAAACCAAGCAAGCCTTCTTGGAATTGTATGATAAGGTTGATGCTGATTTCCAAATGCCCGTTGACCACGAAGCACCTTTCTGATATAATTGGGGAAGGTAAAAATGCGCCTTCCCTTTATTATGGACGAGTATCCTTATTCAGATTATCAATTCACTATGACCAGTAATAGTGATGGTACACTTAACCTTGAAAAAATTCCTGTTACTATGAGCGAAACTACAAATCACCTTTGGAAATATAACGAAGACAAGATTCTCAAAGATATCCAAGACTATGTGACTAGCACTTATGGCAGTCACTATTGTGGGCACAATCAGGCATACAAAGATACGCAAACGATTGACCTGATGGCAGCAAAAGACTTGGCAGCACATTTCTGTCAGGCAAATATCCTGAAGTATGGAAGCCGCTATGGTGATAAAGATGGACGCAATAAGCGTGACCTCCTCAAAGTCATTCACTATGCTATGCTTCTGCTCCACTTTGATGGGCACTATTCCCGTAAAGATAATGGTCTTACTGAATTCCGTTGATTATGAAACTCCAAAACAAAACTATGAAACTCTCTGACAACACTCTTGCTCTTCTTAAGAACTTTGCAGGAATTAATAACTCTATTCTTGTAAAGCAAGGTACTCAACTTCGTACCATTTCTGTGGCGAAGAACATTCTTGCTGAGGCAGATATTACTGAAGAGTTTCCCCGCGACTTTGCTATCTATGACCTGAACCAGTTTCTGAATGGTCTGGGACTTCACCAGGATCCTGATCTGGACTTTACTGAAGAGTCTTATCTCAGCATCAAAGAAGGCAAGCGTCGGGTGAAGTATTTCTATGCTGACCCTAATGTGATTATCTCTCCTCCCGACAAGGCAATCCAACTGCCCTCTGAGGATGTGTGTTTCCAACTAGACAGCACTTCTTTGGAGAAACTGGTAAAGGCAGCAGCAGTGTATCAACTGCCCGACTTGTCTGCGGTTGGTGAGAATGGTGTAATCAAACTGGTGGTTCGTGATAAGAAGAATGATACTTCTAACGAATACGCTATCGTGGTTGGTGAGACCGATGCTGAATTCACTTTCAACTTCAAGGTAGAGAATATCAAGATTATTCCTGGTGCCTATGATGTGGTTGTGTCTTCTAAACTTCTGTCACAATTCACGAACACCAAGTACAACCTTAAATACTACATCGCGTTGGAACCTGATTCCACTTTTGGATGAATATTTTTGCCACATCGCCATTTCCTGCGGAGAGTGCTATTTGTCTTCCCGATAAGCACATCGTCAAGATGCCTTTGGAATGCTGTCAAATGCTTTCCATTGTGGCATCTGAAAAATGGGGTCATAACTACGGCACTCTTCCTAAGACTGATGGCACTCCCTATAAAACTGAAAAGGGTGCGTTTCGTAATCATCCCTGTACCAAATGGGCAATGGATAGTATCCACAATGCCTATTGGTTGATTAAGTGGGGGATGAACTTGTGTGATGAGTATGCCTTGCGCTATAATAAAACTCACTCCTGCTACAAGACTCTTGTAGATGCCTATTATCTTTTTCCCAAAGGAAAGATAACTGAAGTGACTCCATTTGCCAGGGCAATGCCTGAAGAATGGAAATTTGATGACAGCATTGATACATTTACTGCATACAAAATGTATATTGCTTCAAAACCTTGGGTAAAGGATAACTACCTTCGTATGCCTGAGCGTAAACCTGATTGGATTTGATTATGAACAGTGATTTTATTTGGGTTGAAAAGTACCGACCTAAAACAATTGAAGATTGTATTCTCCCAGAGTCTACCAAGACTATGTTTCGGGAGTTTCTAAATAAGGGTGAAATTCCAAATATGCTTCTTGCTGGTCCTCCTGGCATTGGTAAGACCACAGTTGCAAAAGCACTCTGCAATGAATTGGGGGTAGATGTTTATGTCATCAATGGATCCGACGAGGGTAGATTCCTCGATACTGTCCGAAACAATGCGAAGAACTTCGCTTCGACCGTTTCGCTTTCGTCAGATGCTAAACACAAAGTCGTCATCATTGACGAAGCAGATAATACAGGAAACGACGTACAACTCCTCCTACGGGCGTTTATTGAGGAATTTGCTGGAAATTGCAGATTCATCTTCACCTGTAACTACAAAAACAAAATCATCGAACCCCTCCACTCCCGATGTGCAGTCATCGACTTCTCAATCAAAGGGAAAGAGAAAACCGCACTGGCAGGATCCTTCTTCAAGCGTTTACAAAACATCTTGGATGCGGAAGGCGTCGAATTCGATCAAAGAGTACTTGCAGAGCTTATCAATAAGCACTTCCCAGACTGGCGACGAGTCCTCAACGAATGTCAAAGATACTCAGTAGGTGGTCAAATTGATTCTGGAATTCTCGCTGCTTTTTCCGATGTTGCTGTAAATGACCTTCTTCAAAACCTTAAAGAAAAGAACTTCCCTGAAGTTCGGAAGTGGGTGGTATCTAATATGGACAATGATACTACTCTATTGTTGCGCCGTATTTACGATGCTCTTTATAGCGCCCTTGAAAACAATAGCATTCCTGCTGCTGTGCTTGTGCTTGCTAAGTATCAGTATCAGAGTGCGTTTGTAGCAGACCAAGAAATCAATATGCTTGCTTGCTTAACTGAGATTATGGTGGAGTGTGAATTCAAATGAGACATCAAGTAAAATCTAAATGGTATTACATTTTCTGGGGTGCTTGTGCCGTTGCCGTAGTTGGTGGACAGATTTATGTTGGAACTGGTTATCGTGAGATGGCAGAAGCAACTAAAAATACTCAAATTGTTGTGAGGTGTGTAAATGGGTCTGCTGAAAATTGATAGGGCATCTCTTTATGAGGTTCCTGTAAAGACAACTCCTGAAAATGTAAGAGAAGCAAATGAAGGTTTGTTTCGTGCTAAAATGACTGTTCCTGCTGCCGCAAAGCATTGTGGTATGACGCAGAAAGAAATGAAACTCACTTTTAGAGAATATTTGAAGTATCATCCGCAAGATTATGAAATCCCTCAAGACACCCCTTAGATACCCTGGTGGAAAATCCCGTGCTTGTGAAAAGATGGGACCTTACTTTCCAGATCTACGCAACTATGATGAGTTCCGCGAACCATTTCTTGGTGGTGGAAGTGTTGCGATTCACATCACCAAGAAATATCCCAGCCTAGATATTTGGGTGAATGATCTGTATGAACCTCTTGTAAATTTCTGGCAACAACTCCAGATATTTGGTTCTGATCTTAAGGATAAACTGGTAGATCTTAAATCAATACATAACAATCCAGCATCCGCAAAAGAACTATTCCTCGCAAGTAAGGAGAAGATTAATGACCAAAGTTTGCCCAGTCTTGATCGTGCTGTGGCTTTCTATGTTGTTAATAAGTGTTCTTTCAGTGGTCTCACAGAGAGCTCATCATTTTCAGAACAAGCCTCCAACTCCAACTTCTCAATGCGTGGGATTGAAAAATTGCCTGCGTATTCTAAATTGATTGAACATTGGCGTATAACTAATTACTCATACGACTATCTGATGGATGGAAACAAGGGTGCTTTTATGTATCTCGATCCTCCTTATGATATTAAGGATAATCTCTATGGGCGTAAGGGATCAATGCACAAAGGATTTGATCACGATAAGTTTGCTGCTGACTGCGACACTAATGATATGGACCAGTTGGTAAGTTATAATTCTGATCAACTTGTAAAAGATCGCTTCAAGAACTGGAACGCTGCTGAGTTTGATTTGACTTATACGATGCGTTCGGTTGGTGAATATATGCGTGAGCAAAAAGGTAGAAAGGAATTGTTGTTGTTTAATTATACTAAAGAACCTAAAATTAAATTGAATTTTGATGGTTGTTATAACTATAATAGATTGAAAACTGAAGGACTTCTAGATGATTGAACTTAAAGATTGGTTAAACTCGATCAATCAAACGAAGAACCATCTGATTGACGAAGATTCCTCAGTTGAGAAAGAATATGCTCCTTATATTATCAATCGTTGTCTATCAGGTCATATTGATTGCATTATGTTTGCGAATGAAATGAATCGCTATCATTTCCTTCCAAAGAAACTTCAATATGACTTTTTTATAAATAGTCTGAGGAAAAAGAAGAGATTTTCTCCCTGGCTCCGACAAGATAAAATCAAAGACCTTGATTATGTTAAACGTTACTATGGATATAGTAATGAGAAGGCAAAACAAGCTTTGAGGATTCTTACTAAAGAACAACTTACTTTTATAAAATCGAA